GTTCATTAAGGGAACATGTTAATTCTTATATCTACCATATTAATAGCCTGAATCCCTTGTTATATAAGGCTTCTAGCTAAAATGACACCTTTCCCCCTCCCCCCATTGACCTGTCTATAGGGGTACCACACTCAAATTTTTCCTAGTTTTTTCAGAATTCGCTCATTAGACACTCTAAAGACATTTTCTTTTTCGATATCATCAAGTTCTGACCAGCTAACGATTTCCGAGCGTGTGCGACCACAAGAAGCACACAGCTCGATATCGTCTATAGTGACAAGTTTACATTGATAAATACATGGTGATTCTATAGACATAAATGGTAACCAGAGTGTTTAGATAATAGAAGACCTAACCCGAATAAAAAAAGGTATTCGGTATTCGCACTCACCTTAGAAGGGAGGGATAGCTCTCGTTTATCTAGTACCATAGTTTCTCAGACTATGTCCGCTTCCACGATCCCTGATACCTTATAGACTATACTGCTTGTCAAGTAGAGAGTACCTCTGCGGTTAAACACGTTTATCCTGGTCTGTCGCTATCTACATTCCAGAGGGCTGGGTAATGGCCCCGTTAGGAACAATATACTAGCATTTTATTGATTGGTCAATTTATAAATATTGTTTGACCTAGATATCATTATTTGATATCTTGTTCTTAAGGGGAGATTATGTTAGCAGAATTTATCTTAGCAATTAGCATAAGTGGCTTGCCAAAAGACATGCATTACATTGGACATTTTACCAGTTGTGAAGTAGCCAATTTATATGCAGAGCTAAATTATCCAGACGCAGCAGATGTCAGATGCTTGCATGAAAAGTTTATGGTTTTGCCTAATAACTTTAAAAAGAAAGTAATAGATATTTATGAACGTTAGAGAGTTTTATCGGCTAATTTGCACGCTTTTTAATGATGGGGAACCATTACCTTACAAATACACAAGAAAAGATGGTTATTGGAAAATGACAAAAGGTTATATCCCTAACAGAGGGCGTGAGATTTCTTTACATACTTATGCCAAATTGTTAGAGGTGGATCGTGAATGGCACAATATATTAAGAGAAAAAACCTTGGCTATGCGTAAGCAAAATAAAAAAATTAAAACTAAATATAAAGGAGACTGATATGACTGAGAATGTAAAACCATTTTTAGTTCGATTAACTACAGAAAATGTGGATCGATTAAATAAAGCAAAAGAAGATATGGAGTTGCCAAAAGCAACAATTATTAATCAAGCGATTGAGGAATATTTAACGAAAGATTTAAACTCAAGGCTGAATAAAATATTATGACACCCACAATACGATTAGAGCTGCCTTACCCGCCCAGTGTAAATAATTATTGGCGCGCAAACGGTCATCGTAGATACATTAGTCCTGAAGGGGTACAGTTTGCAAAAGAAGTAGATTTAGTTGTTAAGCAAGGCAGGCATAAATCGTTTGGCAATAAATTAGTTGCAATGAGCGTTATGATACATCCTAGATCAAAAAGAAAATTCGACCTAGACAATACACTCAAAGCCATACTTGATGCGTTGATGAAAGCAGGTATGTATGATGACGATTCACAAATTGAATACATTGAGATTGCCCGTGGAGAGCAAGTAGAGAACGGAAAGGCAGTCGTACATTTGTACGAGTATGAAGCGTGATTACACGAGCTTTATTGATGCAGAATCAAGCCCTAACGGCACCCGATTTTGCAGTTCGTGTTATCGACATAGGAATAGTCACGGTGGTAAATATAAAATAGGCGTACATGGTAAAACCCGCCGTTGGTTATGTAGTGAATGTTACACAAATCGTGTAACTGTTAAAAAACTTAAATAAGGAGTATGTTATGAAACAAGTTAATCAAGTCATGATGACCAATGATTACAACATGTTTAAATTAATTAATGGCAATAGAGATATCAATAAGGCTCATTTAAAAAGATTAAAAGAATCTATACAACAAAGGTATATTACAGTGCCAATTATTATAAACGAAAGACATCAAATTATTGATGGTCAACATCGTTTTCAATCTGCTAAAGAGTTAGAGAAGCCTGTGTATTATATTAAAGTTAAAGGACTCGATTTAAAAGATGTTCAGCGCTTAAACACCAATACTAAAAATTGGACAGCTGATTCATATATGGACGGTTATTGTCGCCTTGGGTATGAAGATTACATTACTTATCGAAACTTTAAACAGAAATATGGTTTTGGTCACAATGAGACTTATTCTTTATTAAGTAACCTAACCCGTGGAGGCGGTTATGGTATGCAAAAATTTCATGATGGTACATTTAAAGTGAATAACTTAAATCTTGCTACTGAGCATGCAGAAAAGATTATGATGGTAAGTCAATATTATGATGGTTATAAGAGGCGAGCATTTGTTTATGCAATGTTAGATCTGTTTAATAACCCAGACTACAATCATGCAGAATTTTTAAATAAACTTTCTTTTCAATCGGTCAAGTTGCAAGACTGTACTACATCAGAACAATACTTATTCTTGATTGAGGATATTTATAATTACAAACGTAACAAGCAACAAAAAGTTAGATTAGTTAATTTTTATTAGGAGAAAATAATGGCTGAGCAATATCAAGCAAAACCTGGCACGGGTAGTGCATTTAAGAATGATAATAAGACAGAAGATTGGCATGCCGATTGGCGTGGCAAAATTTTGTTACCTGATGGTACGGAACATTACTTAGATATTTATGACAACATAAGTAAAAGTGGCGTTTCCTACCGAAGTGTTAGAATTGGTAATCCTGTGGCGAACGCCAACAGCGGTCAAAGGCCAGTACAAAATCAAGCACCAGCGCGTGCGCCTGTGGCTGAATCCATTGACGAACTTGAGGACGATTTACCCTTCTAGTGATTGAGTATATTTTATTTGTAACTTTTATGGGAGACTTTGGTCCGACTGAAAAACCAGTCGGATCATTTGAATCGTGTAAACTAGCAAGTAATTATTATGAGCAATATTATCGTAATAAAGAAACATACAATGGATACCGATGTATTCGTGAAGATTTAATTGTTAAAAGAAAAGGCTTGCATGAGCGAAACAAAAAATAAAAGTAAACCAATTCCAAGTTTGTCAGGATATGGTGGAGTTCGAGCATTACAAAAAAAGTTAGAACGCAGCACAACTCTTGCGGCTAACAGAGAGGCTGTCGCGTACAGCCTTCTTTGTATGGCAAACACAAAAATTACAGATGTTATGGAATGGGACCATGAAGGCAATGTGCAAGTCAAAGCAAGTAAAGATATTCCAGAACACGCATTGCAAAGTATTAAGTCAATCAAGATAGATAGAGATGGTATGATAGCAATAGAGTTTTGGGACAAAGTACAAACACTAAGATTGTTAGCAAAAGCAAGTGGACTATTAGATAATCCTGATGAGTCAGATAAACCGTCCGTGATTGGAATTAATGTTAAAGCACCCGAGATAATTGATAATGACGAATCCTAAAGACACCCAAGTAGGTGGTAATCACTATGCACAAATGAAAATCCAACCCATGGAATTTTCTATGGTAAACGGATTGAACCCCATGCAACATACGGCTATTAAGTACATTGTACGAGTAGACCGTAAGGGTAATGGTGATGAAGATATAGATAAAGCAATACACACATTACAACTTTGGAAACAATGGAGGAAAGACCATGGAAATCAAAGCAGAGATTGAATTGTTGCGCGAGGAGTTTGCTATGGCTAATATGAATAACACACGTGTTATGAAAATCATAGATGAGCTATGGCAAGATAATCAACGTCTTCGACAATTAATTAATGCCAAGCATCCTGATATAGACGACGATGAGCAATAATAAAGAGCGTAGCAAGAAACAGCTTGCTGGCCCTGGTATTGATTTAGATTTTAGTACCAGTCCTGTTGTCTATAACTTTTTACAAAGCAATAAATTTGTTCGTGGATTGATGGGGCCAGTAGGCTCAGGCAAATCTTACGCCTGTGCTGCTGAGATTATGATGCGTGCCGTTAGGCAAAAGCCATCCCCTG